TATTCAAACACTTCTTATACGGCTTAAAAACCAAGAAAGACGTACTGGTAAAGAAGAACAGGCCAGAGCAACTAGAAATACTATAGGTAAAATTAAAGCGGCTCTTATACAGAAGCAAGCAGTGGCTGGTGTTGGTTATTTTATTGACCACGCTACTTTAGAAGCAGAAAAACTAATGGCAACTATTCATGCTTTTAGTACTAACTCTGAAAATTTAGCACTCTCCTCTAATATTCTTAAAGACATACATGATTTTAATACTATGTACGCGTCTACTTTAAATAAGGAACTTATTCCTTTCTTTTCTTTTGACCCAGAGTTTAAAAATGATGAAGACGCTGTAGCAGTTATGGCAGCAGCAAAAGAACTACAAGGAGCTATAGAATATATTCAAAATTTTTATGACCATAGTAAAAATCAAGCAGTTAAAAGTATTATAGATGTAGAGGCAAAAGGAACAAAAGAAAGTAGAGAAAAATTAGCAGAAGAAGTACTTTCTACTACTGATACAGACACTTCTTATTTTAGACGTCATTTATTAAGCTTAAAACACGCGTCTGATGAAATATTAAGAGTAGTTTATAATATGATGGAAGTTGCTAAAAATAAAGCTGATAGAGCGACTTTAAATATAGGAAAACAACTTACTAATTTACACGTAGCTTTAGAAGATACAGGTTTTAAAGATTTTAACAAGTTTTATGAAAAATATACTACAGGAAAAAATAAAGGAAAGAAAACAGGTAATCTTATTAGTAAATATAATATAGGAGAGTTTAACAAAAAAAAGAATGAAACTAGAGACGCTATTGCTAACGCAGTAGGAGTAGAAGAATACAGTGATGTTCATTATGACTCTTTATCCTTAGAAAATAAACAAGTATTTAAAAAAGAATGGCACAGTTTTAATCAAAAATATATAAACAATAAGACAAATGAACCAACTAGCGCTTTTCTTAACAGCGACTATGTTACTATGGGCACTGCTGAAAAAGCATACTATAATAAACTAGTAGAGGTTAAGGAAGAAGCTATGAGCTTATTACCTGTCTCACATCAAAAAGGTAAAAATCTTATGCCTCAGATGCGTAAAGACGTTCTTGATAGACTTAAAAGTAAAGAGCAGTCTCTTTTGCAAAATGTTAAAGAATTAGTAAAAGAGAGTGTAGTTGTTTTAGAAGATGAAACTGATTTTGGAGATAAAGACTCTTTTTTTAACCCTATTACAGGTAAAGAAACACAACTAGTTCCAGTGCATTATACTAGAAGATTAGATAATATGGATAACTTGTCTGACGATATTACTAGTATGTACGTAGGATTTTACAGTATGGCAGCTACTTTCCATGAAAAAACAGAAATTGCAGATGATTTAATGCTGCTTAAAGAAGTTGTAGGAGAAAGAGTATTCCATAAAGGCAAAAAAACAAAAGAAGCTGGAAAGACTAATACTTATGATGCTTTAAAAACCTTTTTAGATACTCATCTGTATGGTGAAAAATCACAAAGAGAAGAGCCTTTAAAAATATTTGGTAAAGAGATGAAAAATAAAAAAGGAGAACCTGTTTATCTTTCTAAAGTACTAGATTCTTTTAACTCTTATGTTCGTAGAAATAACCTTGCTTTTAACCCTTTTACTCACGGAGCAAATGCTTTAATGGGTACTGCTTATAATCATATAGAAGCTATTTCAGGTAAATATTTTACCTCTAAAAATAAACTATGGGCTGAAGGAGAGATTGACAGAAACTTACCTGCTATTGTATCTCAAATGGGTAAAAGAAAGAAAACTAATAAAATTGCCTTATTATTTGAATATAACAATATCACTAAAAGTACTGCTAATCATTTTAAAGATATGAATGCTAAAACAGCAATGGGCAGAGTATTATTTGATTCTGGTGTTTATGGTACTTATGAGCTAGTAGACTATAAAATAAAAGGAAAAGTAATGTTAGCTATGTACGATAGTTACAGATTTATAGACGGTGAGTTTATTACTGAAAAAGATTTAAAACATAAAATAGAAGATAAAGCTAAAGCCAAACAAATATGGTCAGAAGCAAAAGATAAAAGTCTGTATAATGCTTATGAAGTACATGACGGTATACTTAGAGTAAAAAAAGACTTTAAAAACCACATCTCTATTAATCTTGAAAATAGAATTAAAAATACTACTAATCAAATTAATAACCAAATAGACGGTAAATTAACAGACCTTGATAGAAGCTCTCTACATAGAAATGCTTGGGGAAGGTTGATACTTACTCACAGGGGATGGTTATTATCAGGAGCCGAGGCTAGATGGAAAACTGAAGGGTATAATTACTCTACTGACAGATTAGAAGAAGGTTATCATAGAACTTTTCTTAATAAGACTTTAAAAAATATTGTAAGAAATAAAGGAAACTTTAAACAAGCTATTCTTGATAATAAAAATATGAAACCCCATGAAAGAGAAAACATGAGAAAAGCTTGGGCAGATATTGTGTTTATTGCAGGTACTTTAATAGTAGCAGGGTTCTTAAATGGTTTAGCAGACGATGATGATAAAAAAGACGACTGGGGATGGCAATTTTCCGCATATATGGGGACAAGAATGGAACTTGAAGCATTTGCATTCACTAACCCTTTTGAGGTAATAGATATTTTAGAGTCTCCTGCTGCAGGTATTAATCAAGTAGAGAGTATTATGGACGGAATTAAAATGTTTTTAACATGGGATGACGAAGGTACTTTAGGTGCTTTTCAAAAAGTGGAAAGAGGAGGATATAAAGATTATACTAAAATACAAAAACTTTTAATTAAGCGTAGTTATGCTAAAAATCTTTTTGAATTTGGAGACCCTAGAGCTAAAAACACATTCCTTAGACAAAAAGTACTATAGATAAGAGCTCACTAACGAGTAAAAAAAACTTAAAGAAAGAAAGAAAAACATAGCCCCAATTAAGGGGCTTTTGTTTTAACTTAAATTTCATTTAATACTCTTCTTGTTGTAACACTACTAAAAAAGTCATAAATATACTCTATATCATTAGCTTTCTTAAAGCCTTCTAATGATTTTAATCTAAGTTTGTAACGTATACTATAACCAAACGCATGCCCAACTCCTGTGTACCTTCCTAGAACATAATTAGTGTTATAAGCTTTTATAAACCTTTTAATAGGGTCTTTTACTTTTTTTAAATCAAATAATAAAGTGGTAAAAAATAAGTCTAAATTTATATCATTTTCTTCCCAAAGCATTCTTACCATACTGCAAATAGCTAAGTCTTTAGCTCTGTTACCTGTAGTGTTAAAAGTAACAGTATTTCTTTTTAATACAATAGGGTGTATCTCATTAATAAAACTTATATAGTCTTTTGTAAAATGGGAAGTATGTTTACATAAAATATTACTTATTAATATTTTTTTATAACTTTTATTGTTAGGAAGGTTGCTAAAACAAGCGTCTCCTTTATACTCTCTTTTTTTTTCGTTGTCTTCATAAAATACTTTATAAAATACTTTATTAGTTTCGTAATTTTTTCTCATTTTATAATGTTATTGTGTAAATTCTTTGTGTATACTTTCCGTCTTCTCCGTGTCTGTAATTACTAAACTCTAAAATACACTTAAAACCTGTGTCTATAAGAGCTTTTTCAAAAACCTCGTCATAAAATTGATTTCCCACAGTACACTGTATAGCTCCTACTCCGTTTTCGTTAGCACCTCTTTCTTTTATACTCTTAATTACTTTTTTAAGAAAAGTTTTTACATTTATTTCTGAAATATCTTTTCCAGCAACTTTCCTATTTAAGCCACCGCTGCACCAACCATGCATAATTACTAGTCCACAACCTGTAAAAGAATCACATACGTTTACAGAGTAGGTTCTTTTATCTGTTATATACTTAAATTTATCATTTATGTGCCAACACTTATAGCCTATTTCATAATTGTCTGACTTTATTTTATTAATTGTTAATTTCATTGTTTGTTTGTTATATTTTTATTTTAAATCTTTTACGTCTATATATTTTACTGAACCCTGCTCTTTAATATATAAGTCTATTAAAAACATAGTTTTTTCTAAATCTTCTTTAAATTTACCTTTTTTTCTACATCTAATAACTCTTTTTAAAATATCAAATTCATAAGAATTAAGTCCCATTTGTTCACAAAACTTGTATAAACTTCCGTTTTCATTATTATAATAATTAGGTCCTTTCATAATTTCCATTTACTTTAAAGTCATAACTAGCAGCCACTTCATAAATATTTTCTTGTATAGCAATAAAGCCATCATCTGACCTGTCCCACACATCATCTAATGCCATTTGACAGTCTGTTAGTATCTGTGATAATAACGCCTCTATATCTTCTTTCATACTTATTTTTTTTTATTTATTCTATTATCCCAATCAGGCTCAAAACCATTTTCCGTAAATACCTCTATAGTAGGTTCAGATGAATTCTCTTTTACTGTCATTTGCATTGATGTATCATCTAACATTTCATAATCACCATCAAAGCCTTCTATAAAATTAAATAAATCATTAGAAGACTCTAATTCTTTGGACTTAATTCTCTCTAGCACTTCTTTTTCTTTTTCAGAAGGTATCATTATTCTTTCCCAAACTGTTATTTTAAAATCTATATACATAATTATATTAAAAATAGGGGGAATTTCACCCCCTTATTATTATTTTACTCCTTCTATTTCGTCTTTATACGCTTTTTTAGTACTTTCTACTTGTCCTTCTGTAGGCGTATGTTGTGAAATTTGTAATTTTAATAAGAATAATTGTTGTGCATTTCTTGATGCATTTTCAAAATATTCCCACATATCATAAAACATAGCTTTATGATGCTCATCTGTTAATTCATTCTCTTTAAGAACTATTTCTTCTGTAGCTTCTGTTTTATCATCGTATATAGCAAATCTATATTCTTTCTCCACTTTTGTAGTCTCTAATACTACTTTTTCTTTCTTCTCTTTTGTTGCCATTATTATTTATTATTTATAATATTTCGCATGAATTTCCAGCGCAAGCTAGATTTTCCATCCTATTTGTATTATCTACTTCTTCTTTAATTGTAGACAAATCTACGTTTTTTACTAATTTTAATTTTTCCTCGTATACCTCTTTAGTGCATTCAGTAAAAGGTGCGTCTTTATACACCCCACCATCAAAAGGTAATACAGAAAGACCATTAAAAGAATTTTTGTGTTCCCACATCCATTTTTTAACTCCTTCCCATTCTTCGTCTTTTATGTTAATAGTAGCAGATACATTATTAGTATTATCTCCGCTTACATGCCCTGTTTTTACCCACTCTGTGTTAAACTTTTCTACCCTGTCTAAAAACTGCAAAGCACTTTCTTCGTCTCTTAATATAGAGCCTTCAGGAGCTTTAATAGGAAATCCTATAACTGCTGAAGTAGGGTCTTGGTCCATAATTTTTATTAATTCTGGGTGAGTACTTGTAAAATAATTATACACATCATCACCTACCATACATTGAACATTTCTAATATAATATTTAGAGTGCCAAGCGTGTATACCAGAACTTGTTCCTAATATAGTACTAGTAGTACCACTAGGCTTAACAGTGCTTACTCTTGCACTTGGGTTTATACCTATTATATCAGCTATTACAGTATTAGTTACTCTAGCTTGCTCAACTGCTTCCTTTAAGTTTAAACCTAAAGTTGCTCCTGAACATATACCAGTCATTCCTACTCCTGTTAAAGCTTCTTTTTCAGTAGTTCTTTTCCATATAGGTCTTAAGTAATGAAAATCAGTAAAACTTGCTTGTAAAGTTCCAAAGAATGATGCTGCATCTGCTCTACTATTTAAATCAGCTTGGTCTCTAATATTAGAACCATTTATTTCAGTTAAATTACAAAACTGAAACGGTCTTAAAGCTATTTCACAACAAGGGTTAGTTCCCCATTCTTTATCGTTAGTAAAATAAATACCAGGTTCCCCTGTTTTATTTTCTTCAACCATTGTAAATATCTTATTAAAGAATTCCTTAGTTACTCTGTGCCTTAGCACTACTGCTGAGTTATTTGCCCTACTTCTTTGTGGATTTAAATTCCAATACTCTCCTTTTTTATAAGTAAGCATTTCATTATCTCCAGCAGAAAATAACGCAATAAGCGCAGCTCTACGTATGCCTCCTGCTAATACAGCATTAGCTATAAAACATACTATATCGTGTACTTCTAAAGTTGTTAAATGTTCTCCATTTTTTTTTCTATCTAATATAGTAGTTATATTAAATAGGCAAGTTTTTAAAGGTTCTGGCCCAGGAGCTTTACCTCCTGCTGTTACTAGTCTTTCTCCTTTTAATCTAATAGCTGAAAAATCAAATCTAGGTGCAGTTTCTCTTTTGCCAAAATAAGCTTTCATTAAATGCTTTATTGAGTCTGCCCATCCTTCAATAGAATCTGCTACTATGTATTTTTGAGAGGAAGTAGGTTTCTTTATTTCAGGTAACTTAGTTACGTGATGTTTTTGAACACTATATCCCACTCCTGTTCCTCCTAATAATAAAAACATAACCTCTGAAAATGCTCTATAATCATCTATTGGTAAATAAGAACAGTTGTATATTCTTGATTCATTTTTTAATATTGCCTTTCCCGCAAACTGCATAGCTCGCATAGAGGGTAATACTTTTCTTTCATATATAAAAGACGAATGACTCTCAATATCTCCTATAAGTTTAGGATAATTGTCTTTCATCATCTGTATGTATCTATCTACATTTTCTTCATAACTTTCTCTTCTTTTTTCTTCTGCTATATATTTAGCATATTTATTAAAATGTACTACCTCGCTTAAGGCCTTTGCTCCACTATCCATTATCCTCTTTTTTTTTAAATATTTTCATTTCTTCGTTATACACCTCTTCGTATTTATTAGGCATATTACCTATTTCTTGCCCTCTGTCAATCTTTTGACCTACAAGCTTTTCCATCTCCACATATTTATCTTCTGCTCTATAAAGTACTTTACCTACTTCACTTCTCATTCCTAAATTATGAAATGCTAATACATGTCTTTTGTATTTATCTGTAAACTGTGAATATTTTCCTGTTTTAAAACTAAAATAATTTTCTTTATTAAAAATAGGCAAATTAAACACATACATAGTATGTACATCGTCACATTTATAGTGATAATGATATAATTCATTACTTTGTAATGTCTTTTCATATGCTTCTACCCATTCATTTTCTTTATTTAATTCATATAAAGCAAATATTTTATCTTTTAAATTGGGTTTACTGCTATCCCCTACAAAGCATTGCTTTAAAAATTTAAATTGGTCTTGAATTTCCCCTAACATAGGGAGTATATATGTAAATGACCTATTCTTATCTCTCTCTATATCAAACTTCTCTTTAGTCATTTTCTATTATATTTGTATAATAGCTCCGTTTTCTTGGTACTCTACAGGTAAATTCCAACTATTACTTTCTGTATGCCATACCCACCTATCAACTAAGTCGTCAATTTCTTGTTTTCCTGTTTTTATCCATTTTTTATCAAATTTATAAACAGCACAATCATTAGGTGTAATTGTTTCTATTGCTATTATTATATGTTGTACTTCTATATTATCTATATTATATTTTTCTTTTACAAAATATTGTATAGCTTCTTCATAATATGCTTGTTGTCTATAATAACCATAAGATATGTATGAAGCCATAAAGCCTCTAAATATATAATTCTTTAAAACATTATCAGTTTCTCCTATTTTCAAAGGTAATTTAAATACATTTTTAGAACTTGTTTTAACGTCTATATTATATGCAATTTTATTTTCTACGTCTACAATTAGCCTATCTATTTTTCCTTTTCTTTTAATTTTGTCTTCCCAAAAGATTTCTAACTCAGAAAATGAGTTTTCTTTTTTTTGTAACAAATTAAAGGCTTCAGGATTATTTGTAACCGCATTCACACATTTATCAACAGTGTATTTAGTAGGTTTATCTAAATAAATAGCATCAGGATTATTTTGGCGTTCTTGCACATAAGGTAATCCCTCTTTATTAAATTTTAACTGTATAGTTTCTTTTTTAATCTTATAACCTGATAGTATATAAGCTTCTTCAAATCTAGCATCAACGTCTTCTAATTTAGACTGTAAATATTTATCACAAAGAAGTCCCATTAAACCACTAGGTTTATCTATTTCAGAAACAACAAATAATTCAGGCTCTAATAATGCCATATGCACCATAGTTCCTAGTTCCATAGAGGGAGTACTTTCTCCCGCAAATTCCATTTTATGTTTATAGTATGCGGGTGACTTTGAAAGCCATCCTAACATACTGTTAGATATATAATCTATTCTCTTGAAGTATTCTTCCATCATCTAAGTATTGTGTATACATTTCCATAAACTCAGAGTATAAATTAACTCTACTTGTGTATGCATACTTTTTATTTTCCCTCACTTCTTTGACAACTACATGATTTTCCATGTGTTCTTTATATAGTAGGTCGTCGTCTACTAAATCCTCTAACATTAATCTAACAGAGTTATACTCGTTTTCCTCTAATGCTTTCATTATTTTTGCATAAATAGGTATAAATCTAGTGACTTTAAAGACTTTTCTTTTAAAATCATTTGTATATTTCATTTATATTTTTATATTTTGTAATTTTTCTATATACAAAGAATCAGAAGCATACTTTTTACATTCTCCGTCATTTCCTTTATATATACACTCTAAAAAAGCATAATAATCGCCTGTAATATACCATTTTTCTTGCCATACCTTATAATAAGATACACCTTCTTGCCAGGTATTAAACTTTTTATATGCTTTATTCCACCAAAATCCAAATAAATTATTATTATCAAGCGCACAATTTGTGCAGTTTAACCACCCTGTTTCTAGGATAATCTGTTTAATTACTATGTCTGGGTGTTTTATGTTTTGTTTTAATAATTCTTTCTTTATAGTATTTATACTATACTCTTGAGAATAGGTTTTACCTATTAAGGCTACTATAAGAACAAAAATTAAAACTATTTCAAACCAATATTTCTTTATTTTTTTCATATTTTTTTTCCATTTTTATTAACTCCACTGTCTCTCTAACTTGCTTTTCAGTACTTGGTAAATACAAGGTATACCCCTGTATCTCTGCTAATGCTTTAAACATTTTCCATTTTAAAGGAAAAACATCATTAGCGAACCCTTTAACTTCTATCACCCATTTATCTTCTGTATTTACAAAATCAGGCGTATAAGTAATTGCTCTAATGTTATTTGACACTTCTCTAAAAGCTTTAATCCCTTTTACTTTATGTGGCTCATAAATTGTACCTTCAAAAACATTTTTATCAAGTAAATTATATCTATGCACCTCATAATCAGAATCTATACCCTCTTCACTAAGTCTTCTATAGGTATAGGCCTCTAATTTAGACCTAAATTTAATACCATCAACCGTTAAAGCAGTTGCATTTTTTATTTTCTGTTTAGGGTTAGGAGCTATTATATCACTCTTTTTTTTCCAACTCATTTTTTTATCATAGAACGCTATCTATTAAAATTTTTGTTCTTTCTTTTTTATATTTTTTATAAAAATCTGTTATATCTTTTTCAGGATACTCTTCAGGCACGTAAGTATATTGTAAAGCATATTTAGCCGCATATTTAGCCGCACTTGTTATACCTGGACTATCGTTATCAAAGAATATTAAAACTTCTTTAAAACGCCTCTTAAGCTCCTCTAGTTTATCTTCAGGAATAAATCCCATTTCTGACCCTGGAGCACATGCTGCATACCCATAAGTATAAAACAGCATTACGTCTTTAAGGGAAGAAGTTATTATACATAAATCACCTATTAAAGGCAGTTGATTCCACCCTTGTATTACATTTTTATTTGCATTTGTAATCCATTTAAAATCACTATGTGGTTGAAGTATTTTATACTTATAATTTCCATAACAATATGCAAAGGCTGTAGTAGTTTTACTAATTTTTATGTATTTTCTAGTACCTTCTTTAGACAGAAAATATCCTTCAAGTGCTTTTACCTTATAAAAGTCTAGTACAGGCTTATATATGCCTTGTTCTGCATAATAAACTAAGTGTTTATTTTTAAAAGGCGTAGACACTATTTTTAATTCTGTTTCTGAAAATTCTAACTTTTCAATTTCTTCTCTATTATGTATAATAGGAACTTCTTTTGTTTTAAACATAGGAGCAGCTCCTAAGTTTAATCTAAAATCATTATTTATTTTTCTTAATGCGTCACCATAACCAATAACATATTTAGCCATTACATATCCAATAGGACTAAAAGTATGCTCTTCAAAACTAAAGTCTTTATATAGCCAATTACCTTTATTTTGCCTTATTCTAACTCCTGGATGTTTATCAGCTCTTAGTTCACTACAAAAACTTACATCAAGTTTTTTAAAATTAGTTACATAATATTTAAATATATCAAAGCCTGTGATTTTAATGAATATATTTTCAGCATTAAGTTCTTTAAACTCACTAGTACTTATCATAATTTTTAAGTAAAAAAGGCTGAGGTATTATCCCCAGCCTTGTTATTATATATTAAAAAGGTAAATTATTTATTTCTGCAATAGGCGAATTTACCATATCATCCATGTCATGTTTTGGTAACTTAACCATATCATACTCATTATTAACATCGTATGTTAATTTAGAATTTTCTGTTGGTATTGTTAACCCTTCTACAAAACTTCTAAATGTCACTTCAGCTTTCCACCAATTACCTTTATTACCAGCAATCTCTTTGCCAATAAACTTCATTCTAAAGAATTTATTACCTACAATAGGCATAATTGCTTTAGCGTATTCTGTATAATCAGGCGCCTTAATTCCGTCTAATTGTTCACGCACATCTAATGCTGTCGCAAAAGCTACTAACTTTTGTAACGCATACTTTTTACCTGCTTCAGAAAACCATAATGTAGTTTCTGCTGTTCGTGGGTCATTATCTAACTCTTTTATAGGGTGTGAGTTAAATACTATTTTAATTCCTTCTGTTCCTTTTTGAGAGGTTGTATACTCCATTGAAGCAATTTTACACTCACTAATACCAGGTTCAATAAATTTTGATACTCTACCTTTCTCTTCTTCTGTTCCTTCTGTTGTAATCATAATTTTTATCTAATTTTTATTTTTTATTAATCTACGTAAATTTTTTTCCAGTCAAACTCAAAGTCTGTTCCTTTAAGATGCTCACATCTACTTCCACAGATAAGCTCTTCTTTGGCTTGGAAATTAACCATTAATTTATCATCTTCTCTATACAAATACCCAATAGCATCTGCATTTGCACTAACCATATTTCTTATTTGACCAGTTAGTGCTAAATCTTTAGCGGAAACCTCTTTTCCACCTTTACTAATCATCTTATCTTTAAGATGCGCTACAAATATTAAATGCTCTACTAAAGTTTTTGTATATTCTAACATAGCCTGAAAAGCTAATCTTAGGTGTAAATATCCTGCACCGTTAGGTAATTCCAATACCGATTTACCTGCAAAATTTTTACCCATATTACTAGCTTTATATTTAGCTGTAGCTGCCGCCTCTGCCCAATGTTCTAATTGGGTTATAGTATCTATTGCTAAATACTTGTACGGCTTTCCTTTTTCTTTTACTTTCTCACCTAGTGCATAAAGTTCTTTAATAGTGTTAACTTTGTATTTAACAGCGTCAACAAACTCACTTCCATTTTCTAAATCTACAAGTAAACACTCGTCTAATTCTGATATAAGTGTTGTTTTTCCCATTTTTGGTTGGGAATACAGTACAAATGTTCGTGGGTTTCTATTTTTAACTTTAATTTTTTTGCTAGGTAGAATTATTTCTAAATTTTCACTCAATTTTTCTTTTTTTTTATTTTAATAACCCTCCCACACTTCTTACATTCTCATAATAAGCGTCAGTCATTTCCTCAGCTTTTGGTAATTCATGAAACATACCTACTTCGCCAATAAAACCATAACCATATCGCACATCATCTACACCGTAAGAATTTTTTAACGCACTAATAGACCTAAATCTGTTATAACCCTTATTATTAACAAATTTATCTATTTGATAATCCATGTGGTCATACACTTTGTATTTATAAGGATTAAACAGTGCTAAAGCAACATCACAATCTTCATATAAGTTACCAGAATCTTTAAAGTCGTCAGGGTCAGGAGTTATCTCCTTATTTCTTGCTCTTTGTGAATCTGATAAACTCCTATTAAACTGTGAAACTACTATAGGCGAAAACTTATAAAGGTCTCTAGATATTCCAAGGTACTCAGATATTTTATCTATAGTTTCTTTTTTACTAAATCCCCTTTCTTTTTTTACTTTACCTATATGGTCTAGTACAACTAAAGTAATTTTCTTATCATTATTAGCTTTATAAGTTCTATCAAACTCATTAATAATTAAAGTTCCATTATCTTTAGCGGTCTGCTCTAATTGCTTAAAAACCCCTGTAGGATTTTCAGCACCGTCTATTATTTTAACTACGTCTGACATTTCGTCAAAGTAATCTAATGTTTTTACTATTTTTTCATATATCTCTTGTGATACGTGGTTCTTTTTAACTCCCCACCCAAAAATAGTAGGCACATCCATTAATATACCATAGTCTTGAAAAAGCTTCATACACAGCCATTTCCCTATTTTATAAGCACGGGGTCTTTCCATTGACCTATAAATTATTTCTAAGTCCATATCAGTTTCTCCCTTTTCTTTTTGTTCTTTAAACCATTTATAAGCTTGTAAAACATATGTATAATCAGTAAAACTAGTCTTTCCTGACCCCGCACTTCCACCTAATAAAGTATACATGCCCTGATTTATATTTATATGTTCGCCTAACTTTTTATGCGCTATAGGAATACAAGTTACATCTCCATTGATGCCTCTATCAATTTCTTTTTTTACTTCTTCTGAATAGCTCATTATAAATTAATTATGTTTCTTTTTTCATCTTTTAGAGTACCTTCTTTAAGCTGTTCACAGTAACTTGCTAACGTACTCATGTCATTTTTCCAAATGAATCTATCAGCCATTGATACATAAGCATAATTATCCTTTTTCTTTTGTTCTAAATAACACGTAGTTGCTTTTAATATTAATTCTTTATTATTAAACTCAGGATAATTATATAAAAACTTAGCCATATTATTAGTACATCCTTTTTTATCTCCTTTAAAAGGATAACCATTAGGATTCATACCTTTAGGAAATAAATCCCTATACTCTTTAATCCATTTAGCTACTCCTGATTTCATATGAGCTATAGTAGGTTTTAAATAAAACTCTTTTAAGCTTTTAACAACCTCTATTTCTTCTATCTTAATATAGGTACTAATACTAGTAGATGTTTTAATAAGTCCTTTTTCTTTAAGTTTAATTAAAGCTTCTAAATAATAATAATCTATTATAAGAGAATTAAACAACTCTTTTTCTTTGTTGTTTATAAGGTTTAACAATAATAATTCATCAGGTCTTTGTTTTTTTAATACTAAGCTTTTTTCTGTCATCTTCACTACTACTTCCATCTTCACTTTTTTTTATTATATCCCCTGCTTCACAATTACATATTTTCATAGTCTTGCCATTAAAATATACGCCTGTATTAAAGCAGTTTATACATGTTTCTTCTATATCTTCCATTATTCTAAACAGTGTTTATATATATTTCTAATTTCTTCTTCTTCTGGTTCCATAATATACTTTCTAGATTCCTTTACTTGCTCCTCTGTGCATTCACAGTCAAATTCATGAGTAATTAAGTAAGAAGTTGCTTTATTATTTTCAAATTTAAAAGCAGGATAAAGTTCTTTAAGCATTTCTATAGCTACAGGTATATTTTCTGTGTTAATTTTAGTAAACTCTTTAAAAACATTCACACTAGGAAGAGCGTATTTACCCTCCCTAGCATGCATTTCTTTTCTTGTCTCTATCTCTTTAACTACAGACTTTTTAGTTTTATATTTTGAAAACATATTATACTAGTTTATGTTCTGAGCGTTTTTCTAATACATATCCGTTATGAGGCTGTATGTGATAATAATTAGAGTATATTAATGACTCTTTTTTTCTCATATTCCAATAACCAAAAGTATCCATATCTAAATTAATATCTGGATGCATTACACAAATTTTATTATTTCCCATTAGTCTATACATTTGATAATAAGAAGCGTATTCTATGTTTCTCATAGACGCTAATACATTTTCTTCGCTTAAATAATCTTTAATGTAATGTACAGTGTCTGAATACTTAGAGTCTTTAACTGCATAATAATCAAAAGTACCATTATGAGACATTACTGCATTATTTGTAATAACCGCTTCATCTATTAAAATGTCTTTAAAATTGTCAGCAACTACATAAGGATGGCAATTTTCTATACCTATTTCTCCTGCTGTTGCGTACCTCATATGAAACATAATTTCATCCCCTTTTTGTATATTCATTTTTTCTAGCGCCTCTAAAGCAAGTTCATAATACTTATAACCTTTAGAGAGAATTATATTTGCACTGTTTTCTCTTTTAACAGCAAAACCAGTTCCATGACAATTATGAAGAGAGGCAGTTTTAGTTGCATCTTTTAATTCTTGTAAATCTAGCTCTATGCCTGCTTTTTTAGCAATTATTATACACATAATATTTCTTTTTTAGTTTTAAGTATTATTTGTTTATCACTTGATTCTAATAAATTAGGTTCATTACTAAATAACTTTTGTCTCATTTTTACATAACTCAATAAAGGAGCTACATTTTTTTTATACGTAGCTTTTATAATATCTTCTAAAGTAATTACATCTTTAGAAAGTATATCATTTTCATTATTTTCTATATAATTTACAAACGCCATACAAATAAGAGTAAAGTTTTTAATCTTAGTATAATTTAATGTTCCTGAATGAAATCTAAACTCTATAGTATCTGCATCTTTATTATACCCATTTTTAGGATGATGAAAGTTTCTAACATTAAAATTACATGGAATTAAATTTACCCATTTATATCTAAAATTATCTTCATCATTTATTCCATTATACTTTCCGCAATATCTACCATGATAATGATTATACTTTTTATTAGTACGGCTGTCTAATTTACGGCCATAGGTCATGTTTTCATACAGTGCTTTATAAGCAACTTCTACACCATAACTAGCTCCATATTTACTAATAATATCTTCTAAATTAAGTTTTATAACATCACCACAATAAGAATTACCTCTTCTACTTTTAGATACTATAGTAAACATAGAATCTTGTATTTTTTCACTTAATATATGTGCATACACAGAAAAAGCTTTATTAAAATTAGCTCCTCCTATATGCACATGCATACCGCAAGCCTTATCCACTTTGTTCTGCTTATTAAGAACGGTAGCAGTACGATATAGCTGATTAAAACCAGAATCTCCTTTAAGAACTCCTGTAACATACTCAGCTCCTTTTACAGAACCATCTCTTATAGAACTTAAATTAAGACTGTTAATAAAATAGTCTTGTAAAGCTAGAAGTCCTTGAGAAGTTTCTAATTCTACTCCAAAAGAGTACTTAAGGCCTTCGGATGCTATATATGTTTTAGAATCTATTCCTAATATATCTCCCCATTCTTTTATAGTTTTAAAAGGAACCTTTTTAATATGAACTTCTTCAGTCAGATTAGTAAGTGTAAATTGTCGTCCTAAATTATTCTTACAAGCTTTATTTTTAAAATCATAAGTTCTCAGTACATTACGTTTAAACTTATAACAGCTATTTTGATTACTTAACTCTAAAAGGTTAATAACTTCTTTATCAATAAAATAAACTGTTGTTCCTATTTCACTTGCTGATATGTGAGGCAAAAAATCAGAAAAGCAATAATATCTTAAATAAAAATTTAATAACAAATTATTTTTAGAAATATCTAATAAAAAGTTTTTTAAATTACTTTGTTTTATAAAAAAAGATGTGGCAAACGTACCTTCATTTTTATAAATAAGCCCTATAGTATCTGTAATAGGTGTTAAAATACCATTTTCTGTTAATACTCTTTCTATTTTAAGCTCTTTATTTATATTTAAAAGTTTTTCTATTTTATTTTTCATATTCTTTTTCATTTAATTCTCCTACTTCTGACAATGTCGCTATAAATTTACTAACATTAAGTATAGCATTATCTAATCCTTCTATATCTTCTTCTTTAACTCCTTTATCTTCAAGGGCTATACTTAATTCAATTCTAGCTTCATCTAATACAGCATATAATTCAGACATATAATCCATAACATCTTCTATTGCTATTGTTCCTTCTTCTGAATACGAAACTAAGCTATTATCATAGTAACTATCATCACTTACTAAAACTTCTTCAAAACCACCGTCATTCATATATCTTACATGTACAGTAATTGCTCTAACAGGGTCATAAACTAATTCTTCTCTTATACATTTTTTTTGCCCTAAAAAAGAATCAAAACTTACTATTACAGTTTCATCAGTAAAAACAGTAGTTGTTTTATTTTTTTGTGAGTACATAGTTCTACGTTCTCTACAAGGAAGTAAAATACTTTCAGGTAATCTTTTTACTTCGTTTTTAATAGGATTATTTCTAGCTATAGTCATTCTTTCTACTATTACACCATTTTTAATACTATGTAAAACATCTAAATCAAAAGATTTTATATCTGCACAACCAATAGTTTCTAAAGAATCTTCAATTGAAGATATATACATACCTATTTTTTTGTCTTTTTTAATAATCCCATAAAATAAAGGTCTTTCTTTATCATGATAAGCATAGAGTGTATTATTTTTTTTAACACTAGTATTAGCCCATAATAAAGCTGCTGCACCTTCATAATGATTAAGTATTTTAAAGTTTTCATTTTTATCCATAGAAGCTGGAAATATTTTACTATCTATGTCAATAGTTTTTTCATCCATTTCATACTCTCTTAATAAACCTGTAGTATTAGTTAAAGTTCCGTTATGCGCTCCTACCCATTTTCCAAAAAGAAAAGGATGAGCATTATTTGCAAAAGAACGACCAGTACCAGTAGTTGCTGCTCTTGTGTGCCCTATAAATAAATTAGAAGGTTTATTTAATTTTTCAGGTAATAAACTTAAAGACACTTTTCCACTTTGTTTATTTATTCTTTCTTCAGATTTAATCTTTATTTTATGGTCATAATAACCACAAGAATCTTCTCCTCTTGTTTGGTTATACATAAAAAGTAAAGAAAGTTTGTCTTTATCTGCTTCATATTCTCCTGAAAATCCTAATAACCCACATCCTAATACCATAGAGCGTTTCTTTGTTATTATTGCTTTAATAAAATGCACTAATATTAGTGCTATAATAAAATTTATCATTTGTTTGTTTTTTTTAATAATTACCAATTACCTGTTTTTACCACAGCTAATTCATCTACTTTTTTGTTAAAAATGTAAATACTTGCTTTACCATACTTTGTGTTTATTTCTTTTTTAAGATAAAAAGAGTGTTGAGGAATTTCTTCACGATATCCTTCTAAACATTCTATTTCTCTATCTTCTTCTTCTGTTACTTCGTATACCTCTAAATGAATAGCTGTATCACCATTTTCAATTACCCCTGGAAATCCTCCTAAACTATACATAGTATACCTAGGCTCTGTTATAGTTTTACCTACATACTTAGCTCTTCCTAAGAACATATCATGGTTACTATAACCTTTTTTTAAACTTCCGTATACAGCGCATAGTTTTTTCATAATGTTATTTTTTTAATTTATTACTAATTGTTTTCTTATATCACAAAAAATATTAAACTCTTTTTTCATTTTGTCTGTTATAGGCAATGCATAAGTATCTCTAGATGGAGGGCGTAAAACATAATAAGACCAGTGTTCTGTGTTAACATTTTCAAATACTACTTTTTTTACGCCCCTACAGTATAAAGCGCCTATTCTTCTGTCATTTAACATATTAAATAAAGTATATATAACTAAATTTTTTCTATATTTATACTTTATAAGGTATTTCATAATGTAAACCATACCAACGCCTGTATAGAAAACAGGTGAACCCATTTCTCTATTATCTAGAGAAAGTAATTTATGACTTATTGGGTCACAAAAATAATCACTAAGTAGTTTTTCTATTTTTTTTATTTTATTTTCCATATTTTTGTTCTAACATTAAAGGTATTTCTTTAAGATAAGCTTCCATAGTTCCTTCTCCAAAGGAGGGCGCACTATTAATTTCTATTACAATAAATTTAGGGTTATTTCTTTTTTTACCTTCTTTATTAGTAGCACTTTGTACTCTAACATCACAAGCTCCAAAATCAAGCCCTACAGCTTTCATTGCTTTTACACATTCATTAACTATTGCCTCCCAATTAACTGGTTTATCAAACTGTTCATTATCCTCTATAAACCATACAGAGTTAGAATCATTTCTAAACCATCTTTTACCATCAGGAATATCACTCTTTAGCATTTTTCTACAAGTATAAAAACAGCCATCAGAATTAACATGTAAACGATATTCACGAGAGAAGTTATGAAACTCTTCATAGATATAGCCTTTAAAATTATTATTCACAAGAAATACATCTAGTTGGTCTTGGTTATCTATTTTAACCATTCCCAGCCCTCTAGACCCATATTTTTTCTTAGCTATAATAGGAAAAGGAATTTCTTCCTCTTCTAATAAAGTTTGCATACTATTCCACCAAAAAGCTGTCTTAACATCCTCAGCATTAAAACACCCTTTCATAATTTCCTTGTTAGAACTATTTCCAATAGCTTCAGGAGAGTTAAGAAACTTATTACTTTTATTCCATATAGTCTTACTTCCAAATCTTACACATGCTAATAAATGAGCTGGAACCATTATTTTATCTCTTATTCCGTTATGTGAAGGATGTCTAGAAAATATCCGTACACTCCTCTTTAACCATTGTTTTTTCATTTATTTTTTTTATTTTTATAATTTTACATTGTTTTTGATTAACGTATATCATACCTTTATCAGTCTTTAAACCTAATATAGTTTTACTTGACATATCTAGTACGTCTTCAACTTTATAAGTGTTTCCTACAATAAGAGATTGTCTACCTTTTTTAAAAATAACTGTACTACCTTTTGTTACTTTTTCATCTTTTTTCCCTTCTTCTAAAATTATAATCATTTCCGTAGGAATATAAAAAGTATTAGCATGTTTTTTTAAAGTTGCAAAAGTACCTTCCTCAAAAATTTTATTAATAGTAACATATTTTTCTTCTTCTAATTTTAGATAAAGTCTATGTAATTCTTTTTTAGAAGTAGCACATCTTCCCATATAATAATAATCTCCATCTAAATATTTTTGAACAGACTGTAAAGAAACTAAATTTATTTTGTCGTTAACAAAAAGTTTTTGAAAAATCACGGTAAACGTGTCTGTTAATACATTAATAAATATATTATCTTCTCCGCCTCCATTATAACTTAAATGAATTTTATCTTCAATTTGCTCTATAACAGTCCAATTAGCACCATTATATTTTATTTTATCTCCTTTACGAAATATTCTTTTTTTTTTTAAAATAAGAGGTTCAAAATAATGATTAAAAAACTTTATAGGAGTACCATCTTCTTTAATATGTTCTTTAAATCCAATAACATTTTCTCCTATAAAATTAATTGTAAGTATTTTTCTTTTTTCTAATAAAGTTCCTTCATATCCATGAAGGTTTACACAAATTACTTTTTGTTCTAATATAAATTTATTTTCCATATTATTATTTTTTATTTTTAATTTATGAAACAAATGTAAGTTTATTTATATTTATATTTGTTTTAATGTAAGGAATTTTAAATTTAGAAATTAATTTAATAGCTAATTTTTCGTCATAGTTATTAATACATTTTTGAATATCTTTAGCATCTTTTGCACTTATTTCTAAATTATCATTAACTTTACTTACAGCTAATTGAGTATTATTAAAAGCCCATGTAATAAGATTGTCAGAAGTAATCCAAAAATTAGATAAAGTTCTATATTCGCAGCCATAATTTTTAATTCTAAATGCACCTGCTTTTCCGTACATTTTTCTTCTGTCCCTATCTTCGTCCATAAGGACACTAGGAACACCTAAAAACAAATCCATCATTTTAATGAGTTTTTCTGTTACAGGAATTCTAGGCTTTTCATAGCCTACATGTATATGTCCAGCACTAACTCTTACATTAGTATTTGCAGAAGGAGCTGTATTAGGCTTTCTAGCCCATACATCTAAATCTGGTTCACACCCAAAAGCTTTTGCTTGTTTAGACTGTAAATACTTTTCATCAAGAGTAGTTGATGCTACTATATAAGGCTCAAGATTATTAGGAATATTTTCTTTTATATAATCTATGCAAATATTAATATCTCTAATAAAACTTTCAGAATCTATTACAGGATTAAATCCAAATTCTACTGCTACGTTATCTTCTTGTACATTATGCCCTAAGTCACTAATAGCTTTTGGCTCTTGCTTAGTTCCTCCTATTAACCCCTCAGAAGAAACTATTTCTCCTGTTATCTTATCTTTTAAAAAGAATTCTGGGTCTGCTCCAATTGTTACATTTTTTATCATACTTATGCTATTTTTTCTATTAATTTAAAATCTTTTATAAAAAATTGTTCTACTACTTTTTTAATTTTTTTAACTCCACTATGTTGCCTATCTAAAAATTCAGGGTGCCCTTGTATAGCAATTGCATCAATTTTTAAATAAACAACTACTTCTGGTTCTACAAAATTTTTAGGAACTTTTATAGGTTCATTATCTCCATTTAAATAAATATCACTTTTTTTAGATAAAGAATATGCTCCTAATATATAATCCTCTTCAGGTAGATTAAAAGGATATTGCATTTGATGGTGAGTACTTGTTATACTACTGTCATCTCCTGACTGCCATTTAATCTCATGAGTGCCAGATATACCGTGTCCTGTACAATGTTGTATTAATTTACCTCCTGCCATTACACACGTTAATTGACTTCCTCTACAAATACCTATAATCTTTTTATTTAAAGAAATAGCTTTTTTATAAAGTTCTACTTCTATTTTATCTCTATCAGGATTAATTGAAGTATACATACCTATATTTTCACCATAATAAACAGGGTCAACGTCTGCTCCTCCTGTAAACATAACTAAATCAGCGTCTTCTACATTATCTACATGGTTCATTTCATATAACCAGTTTGCATAATTTTTATCTCCTCCTACTACATAAATATTTTTATTTTCTAAAGGATAATAATTAAAAAACCTTGAATTACTATTTTTTTTATTTTGTTTTTTTGATTTTTTTTTCATAATAATGTTAATGTGACCAATATTCAGAAACAACCGCTTCTGCAACCATTGGAATTGTTTTACAAAATACTTTTCCTGCGTCTTCCATACATTTTGTTAATAATTTTGAAGCTATTTCTATGTACGCATCGCTTGTTTCTATTACTATTTCGTCGTGAACAAGATTTACTATCCATACTTTATTGTATAAGTTTTTTTCTTGTAATTCTTTTTTTAACAGAATAGCCGCAAGTTTAGTCATAGAACCACTTGTTCCTTGTATTGGGGCATTTCTAGATAGTCTAGATATTTTACCCTTTAATTTAAAGTAAGAGCTCCAAGGAAAATTATTTTTTAATGAAGGATTACTAGTAGATTTATCTAATCTTTTTTGCAACACCTTTAATTCATCAAAATCTTTAGTAAATAATTTTCTTTTTGTTATAGAGTCTATTAAAATATAACCATTTTCCATAGTTTCTTTTAATTTTCTATCAAAATAGTCTTTTTTACCAGGGAAAGCTTCTTCTAATGCGTCAATAAAAACTTGAGCTTCTTTTTCTGATTTAACTTTTAAATCATCCTTAACAGTAAATGCAGAACCGCCATAATCTAATTTAAGATTAAGCACTTTTCCTATTTGTCTTCTAGGGTCTCCTTTAGTTATTTTAACCTCTTTACCTTCTATTACAGAAAATAATCTGCTACTTACCATAGAATGGGTATCTCCGTCTCCATTTAAATAAAACTCTATTAAAGCAGGGTCTTTACATACATCAGCAGTAACACGAGGCTCCTGTTGACTGTAATCTGCTACAATGAGGGTATTATCACCTGAACCTCTAAAACACTCTCTAAAAGGTTGAGAGCCTGTCTCGTTTTCCCTTGCTGGTATGTTTTGTAAATTAGGATGATTACTGCTTATTCTTCCTGTAGATACTATTTGCCAAAAACTTGAATGCACTCTTCCTGTAACAGGATTAATATGCTCTAAAAATTCTATGCCGTAAGTACTTACTTCTTTAGCTACTGCTTTATAATTAAAATATAATTTTAAAAAAGGAAATTTATTTTTATATTTTCCTATTGCTTTTTCTTCACAAGTGTCTTTATCTTTACCCGTACTTCTGTCTCTTGTAAGAGTTCTTATTCCTAAGTACTTAAGAAAAGGTATTACTTGTTTAGGTGAATCCCAATTAATATTGCATTTAAAATCTTCAGCAAATAAATTATACTGAGTATCAATAAATAAATGTATATTATTACTTAATATATAATTATCTAACGCTTTTCTAGAGTTTACAAGCTTATCTTTGTTGCTAATTTCTAATTTAGACCACATTTTTCTGTCTAAATAAAAGCCATTATACTCTATATCAGCTAAAACACTCATAAACTTATTTTCAAGTCTTAAACAAGGCTCTAAATCATATTTTTTAATCTCTTTAAGCTGTTCTTTTCTTATACCTAATAAATACTCTACATCTTTAGCGCCATACACAATTTGTTTATAAGTAAAAGGCTGTCCTTTCATTCCTATAAATTGATTACGCACACTCTTATCTAAGAATATATTTAAATATTTATTAGTAATAAAACCTAAATTAACTTCATTAGTATCAGGGCCTGCAGTAAGTATCATTTCAGCTAATTGTGTATCCCACACATTAACCAACATTATTTTATACATTCTAAAGAATTTATAATCAAATGCAGCATTTTGTAATACTTTAATAATATTAGGGTTTTCTAGTATCTCTTTTAAAGGGTTTATATCTGTTGTTCTTACGTCTATTACAAACTGAGTATCTTCATCTCCTATTTGTAACATAATTATTACATTACTATGGTTAAATAACCCACTAGTTTCAGTATCTAAACCTAGTATTTTTTTATTTTTACAATAGTTAATTACGTCTTCAATCGAGGTATAAACTATCTGTTCCTGTAGTTCCTCTGCTATAATCCCAACGATTTCTTTCGTCATCTTCAAACTTTCCTGCCCTGTCACATATTTTATCATACTCTTCTTTTGTATCAAATATTAATTTTTGATAGTTAGTTAAATTTTGTTTTATAGTAGCATCTATAGGTATAAGATGTTCTCCTATTTGAATATACTTACTAGTAAGAGTATCTATATGTACAATATTTACCGCTATATTTTTACCCACTATCATAAGCTTAATATCCTTTTCTGCATATTTAAAAAACTCATTAACAGTTATATTTGTTACTTTATAGTAATAATTAAAAAAATCTTTAATAATAATACCTTTACCATGTTTTTGTACAAATACTACGTCTTGTATATCTGAAACAAAAGAACTAAAAGTATTTTCATAACAAATATAAGGATTGCAATTTTCGTATAAATTTATTTTTTTTTTCATTTATTTTTTTATATAGTAGGAGATGCAACTTAATACATCTCCTATATTTAACAATTATATTTAACTTTCAAACAAACAAAAATTATTTTCTTAACTCTTTAATTTTAAAAGAATCTTCTAATACTCTAACAGTTTTTGCTAAAGCTTCTTCTTCTTTTATATTTTTTGAATTAACTACTATTAATTCCAAAGTTTCCTTTGTCATTGCCTTAATTTTGGCCAAGCAGTGTGGACTATTTTTAAAAAATCCACATTTTTCTAATTGTTTGTCTTTGTAGTCTCCTATATTATAACTTGCATTGAGAAAAGCACTATTTGATATGCCTGTGTCCATAAGCAAAGTAATAGTTTTTACTATACTCTCTTTTATGTAGTCAGTAACTTCTTCATATTTATCCATTACAGTGTGTTTTAACAAGTGTGGTCATTTTATTTTTATTATTCTGTAGTTTTTTAACTTTTTTAAGAGTTTCTATTTCTTTATGAGATTTTTTAAGTCTTTCTAAAGGTGTAACCATTTTATATCTAAGACCTGCTTTAATTAAATAATCATTATCACCTAATTCTCTCTTTTTGTTTTTATTGAATATAAATTTCTTTCCCATAATTAATAGTTTAATTTTACATGTTAAATTTTATTTATTAATACTTGCTTTAGCTTTAAAAGCTATTACAGTCTCTAAAGCAACTAAATAACTGCCTTTTATAGTTCCTGTATTGTGTAAATCAAGTAATTCTTGGTCACTTAGCTTACTATACTCTTCTTGCTTATCAAAATAAGCAGTTCTTCTTCTAAGATTATCTTTCTTAGTTATTTTTACTGCTTTTCCTGATACTTTTTTTCCGTTTTTTCTTTTACTATTGCTTTTTGACATTTATTTAAATTTTAAATCTTCTAATGCGTATATATTTCTTTTTTTACTTTTTACAATAATGTCTACACAACAGATAGACATAGAAGATAAAATTGTTGATTGCTTTCCTTGATAGTTATATACTTTAAAAATATCTTTTATTTCAATTAATTCTTTACCTCCATGTTTACTATAGTAATATACTTTATCTCCTTTTTTAGCGGTTAAAATATCCTTCATAATTTAAGTTAATATAGCCTATATTTGTACGCAGGCCGTGTTTTCTATTAGGTATAAACTCTATTGACTTACTATACAGGTCTCTTAAAGGCTCTGTATAAGCTGTTGCTGTGTCTTCTATTAACACTACTTCAAATTCTTTTTTCATGTCAGCTTTAGCTGCTTCTTCTGCTGTTAATTTTTTCATAATTATTTTTTTTAAGATTTATACTTGTTAAAAATAGGGGACCACCACAGCCCCCTATAAACTATATAACTAACTACTATTGTTTACTAACAACTAGTTTTTTTCTTGCTCTTACGTTTCAATAACATTTCTCCATAATTTTTAGGACTTATATAATGTAAAAAATCGTAATGAGCTAATGCTTTTTGTTTTATCTCTCCACCACCTGCGTAGGTAGAACCACCTTTTTCTGAATATTCATCAGCAAATGATTCCAACACATCTTCATCAATATCTAGTTCTTCACTTGCCAACTCTACCATTTCAGAAGTATTGTACTCCCCTCTATCAAGCCAAAATGTAGGGTCGTTTTTTTCTTGTTTCGACCAATATTCAAATGCTTTTTGTTTTCCATTAGGTCTTTTACCTAAATAGGTTAATTTTCTTTTAGTTAGTTTCATAATAAGCAGGTTAGTTAATTAGTTTCTTTTATTGGTTCTACGCTAGGAATAATTTCTTCTCGTTTGCATAAATAATAAGCTTTAATAGTAGTAGTTATTTTAAAGTTATTATTTGTATTTTTTATAAAAGTTTCAATAGCCTCTTTTGAAGAAAACGCAGTAATATATCTTGTTTTTTTTGCATATTCCTTGTCGCTAGTTTCAGTTACTGTGTATAAATTCATAATATTAGTATAAATAATCAATATAAGGACTTTCTCCTGCTGATTTTAGTTTTTTTATTTCGCTGTCTTTATCTTTAATCATCTCTGCTAGCATTTTGTTCTGTGCTATTACATCATCTGCTATAGCACAATTAGCTTTAAGACTTTCTAGTACTTCTACTTGTCTTGCAGTTGCTCCGTGAAATATCACATGTCCAA